GAAGTTCCCAGCGTTAATGTGCATCATGGTTAGAACCATCCAATCCTAATATGGTAGTAACCATGATGCACATTAACGCTGGGAACTTCTTATGTTGGGAGCTTTTAGATTCCTCAAGCGAGCTGTTAAGTAATTCTGTAACCAGTGTGAGTTCGAAAAATAATTTTAGAAGCGTATAATTAAAGCACTTACCGCAGAATGGAGAACTCTGACAAAGAAATCTAACTTAGATTAAAATCTTGGATTTCTTCCTAAATATGCAGTTCCCAAAGAGTATACAGTTAAACTCAGAGGCACAGTGTTCTCAGGTATCCCTGGGACTACTTTGATAAACACGATCTAGGTTATTGCTTATATATACTTTGTAGCTTAGAGGGCTGGGTTGACTGTGGGGGAGAACTTTAACTTGTTGTAATCTGGAGATGATAGTGCTATGATATTTGACAATTTAAAAACCGCTCTTAGATTTTAACAGACTCTGCCAGAGTGTTATGCTTATGATGATAATCAAGAAAGTATTTTAGGATAAAAATGTGACCCACTTTCTAATAGGAAGAATATTACAGATTTTCTCTCCAAGATAGTTTGTTATAATGCTGAATTGAATCAGGTAGAGATCAATCGTATACCTTGGAGAATGACTGGAGATAACATGATTTTAGATGCAGAAGATAAACTAGATGACCGTGAGCACTTATTTCTTCGTACTTCTTAACTTAAATCTTATGGTTAATTTCCAGGGATAGAATCTCTGATGCCTAGGACTAGTTAAATTTTGAAACCTGGTTAGAAAGTGTTAAAGAAGATGGAGGAGTCTTACTTTTACAAATCTTGCTAATAAACTAAAGTATAAGATGACTTATTACATATCCATCCATAATTTTAACTCTTGAGTACCGCAGGTGTTTGTCCATAATTAGCTATGAAATCGTTTTAAGGACTCTAAAGGTAGCACAGGTCGCATATGATCAGCTAACATGTGGTTGAGTTACGATCGAGACTTCCGTCTCGGTCATTAACAGTGGTTGACGTATTTAGTTAACTGTCCCATTTGCTAGTTGAGTTAATTAGTTTGGTGTCTTATCGTGATGGTCTAGACATTAGTACTACTAACTCTTGATGAGTCTATTGATAGACTAGTAGAGGGTCCGCCTCTACATCCATCCAAAAACCACTTTGTTAATGATGAATTCCTCTTTGATTACTCATCATTTAACCAAAAATTTGTCTAATGACATGGTCTACGTGTCCTATATGATATTCGCTTTAGAACGTAGATCTTCTTATCTCGCTTACTCTTACTTTTACTTTTACTATTACTACCAGCTTGGCATCGATGCTATTCAGTTGTACCCCTTAACAACTTCTGAATTAAAACCAATTACCATCACCTGTTATACAAGCGATTTATATATGTTCATTGTAAATGCATATGCTGTTAATAGTTTCCGCCG